GGGACAACTTCTTCAGCAACTTCTTCAACAACTGGGACAACTTCTTCAGCAACTTCTTCAACAACTGGGACAACTTCTTCAGCAACTTCTTCAACAACTGGAACAACTTCTCCAGCAACTTCTTCAGCAACTGGGACAACTTCTTCAACAACTTCTTCAACAACTGGAACAACTTCTTCAACAACTTCTCCAGCAACTTCTCCAGCAATTTCTATAACTTCTTCAACAACTTCTTCTATAATAGGAGCAACTTCTTCTACAACTTCTTCTACAACTTCTTCTACAACTTCTCCAACTTCCCCAGCTTCTCTAGCAACTTCTACAATAATTGGAATAGTTTTTTCTGCTATTGAAACAATATCTTCTATAACTTCTTCTCCGCCTTCTACTATAACTGGGGCAATTTTTTCTGCAACATCTCCAGCAACATTTTCTACAATATCTTCTATAACTTCTTCTGCTATTTTTTCAACAACTGGTGGAATTTGTGTTGTACCATATTTGTCAACACCAAGTCTTTCTTGTTGTTCTTGTGTATAAACCAAATGTGTAGATGAACCTAAAACTTCTTCTCCTGTCGGTTTTTCAACATTTGAATCATATGTCCATGCTGGACCAATAGCAGTGATTTTGGCATTAACGGATACATCTGGTTTAATAATTAGAGATGCTCCTTGGTGTAATAAAACATTCATAGGAATATCTTCTTGAATATCTTCTTGAATATCTTCTTGAATATCTTCTTGAATATCTTCTTCTAAATCTTCTTCGGAATTTTCTTCAAAATCTTGTGAATAAATTTCATCGGAAATATCATCTGGAACTGGCCCATAAAATAAACTTTCAGTATTTGAACATAACATATCAAGAAATGGTGTTGTAGACTCTTCATATATTTCTTCTTTTTGTTGATTATGGGGAATAGTTATTAATTCAGATAACAATTGTTTCATTTGATCTTCTTTTAATTCATTAGAATAAGTTTCGTCAGTTATTCCTTCCCAATCATCACATTCACAATCGTATTGTTTGTTAGGAAGAGATATATCTGCATCCAAGTTAAATTCAGGAATGTCATTAATTTCATAAGGTAAATTAATATTATTTAAATCGTCATCTGTATTTTCTGGTTGAGATGTATTATTTTGTATTTTGTTTGATGTTATTTTATCATCAAAAATATTATCAAAATCATCATCAGAATCTTCTGGTAGAGGTATATCAGATGGGTTATTATAATTAATGTCTTCGTCCGAAAAATCATTTTGAAGATTTTGTAACAAATCATGAATTGTATTTCGTTCTTCAACATTATTTTGATTGATAATATCTTGACAGAATTGTTCTTCCTGTTTATTATTTATTTCATCATATTCATTCATTAATTTATCGAAATATGCAATATTATTATTTAAAGATAATTTTTCCATTTGTTCTGTTAAGTTTTTAACTTCGTTATCGTTTTTGTAATATATATCAATATCATCATTACAATTAGATATATTATCAATTGATTTCAATATTTCTGTAATAACAAATCGTCCACTTTGTGTTTTTTTAATCACAATTTCATTATCATTTTCTGATAATAAATCAATTGAACAATTACTATCTATATGTGGTAAATTACAATTAATATCAGTAGTAATACTATTGGCTATTTTTTCAGAAACATTCATAATTTTTTCCTCTTCATTTTTTGAAATTTGATCTAAATTTTCATCAATATTATTATTATCTTCAATTTCTTTAATAACAAAATCATCATTTTCGTCAATGATTGTATTATCATATATAATAGATTCTGTCATATTTTCTTGTTCATTCTCGCTATATGTATATGATCGTTGTGCTTCAATATCAAAAAAATTTTCTTGTTCTTGTAATGATTCATTTATTGGTAATCTTTTATAGGTATTATTATTTTCCCAATTTGTTCCGCTGACATCATAAAACATGTCAGAATCATCATTACTATCATCTGAAAAATATCTTGGTAATAATGGTTGTTGTTCATCAATTGAATTAATTATTAATTTATTTTCGAAATATTCAATATCTTTTACAACTTGTTTTTCTGAATTTAAGTCTTGTTCTTGTTCTTGTTCTTGTTCTTGTTCTTGTTCTTGTTCTTGTTCTTGTTCTTGTTCTTGTTCAACAGATTCATAATTATTTTTTATTTCTGGTAAAATAGTAGATAAAAGTTTTGGCATTAAGGGTGTTGTTTCTGTTATATTTATTTCTTGATTTTCCAATTGTTTTTCTTGGAAATTCAATTTATATAATTTATTTAATCCTAAATGTTGTGAAATTCTATTATCAATATAATTAAAAATTTCAGGTTTTAATTCTTCTTTGATAATATCAATGATTTGATTTTTTTCAGAAACATTTAAATGTTTCCATTTAAGTATTTTTTTTTTTCGTTTGTTCTTTAGCATGTTATTATTACTTATTAATTTTTTTTTCTTATTCAACTTTTTTTCGTTTATATATTTAGTCATAATGAATTAATCGTTATAATATATATAGTAATTCAATATTTTATATATTAAAAAATATCCAGTCCCTATTTTTATTATAAATTTTATAATGAAAATAGGATACAATTTATAATATTATAAATCATATTTTTTTATACAAATTTAATTTAAATGTTTTTCAAAATCTTGTGGTAATTCATTAATTGTAGTAGAATAAAAAGATTCAATTTGTTCCAAGGTATCAGATTCTCCAGGTGATACAAAATTAATAGCAACACCTTTTCTTCCATATCTTCCCGATCTTCCAATACGATGAATATAATTTTCTTTAATATGCGGAATATCGTAATTTACAACAAGTGATACACCTTGAACATCAATTCCTCTAGCTAATAGATCTGTAGTGATCAAAACTCTTGAACTTCCGGATCTAAATTCTCCCATAACTTGATTTCTTTCTTCTTGAGTCATTCCTCCGTGCATGTGAGCAACTTCAAAATCATTTTCCGACATTCCTTTAGCTAAATCAGTAACTTTTTGTTTTTTATTACAATAAACAATAGATTGTGAAATATTCATCTTTTCATAAAGATCACACAAAGTACTAAATTTCCAATCTTCTTCCTGAACAACAACATAAAATTGTCGAATTCCATCTAAAGTTAGTTCTTCATTTTTGACTAAAATTCTTGTAGGATTTCTTAAAAATTTTTGAGAAATTTCTAAAATTTCAAGAGGCATAGTTGCCGAAAAAAGACCAACTTGTACATTTTCAGGGATTGTTTGAAAAATATTATAAATTTGTTCTTTAAATCCCCTAGATAACATTTCATCAGCTTCATCTAATACTAGAATATTTAAAGTGCTTGTATTAATAGCTCCTCTATTAATCATATCATATATTCTTCCAGGTGTTCCTACAAGAATAGGACAATTTCCTTTCTTAATATGATTCATATCATCAAAGACTGATTGACCTCCAATACATAAATATGGTTTTACATTCATGTATGAACCTAATGCTGTAATAACTTTATGAATTTGTCCAGCGAGTTCTCGTGTTGGAGCTAAAATAAGAGCTTGACAATGTCCTTTAGATTCATCAATTTTTTGTAAAATACCAATACTAAAAGTAGCCGTTTTACCTGTTCCTGATTGTGCCTGTGCAATAATATCTCCACCATTATATAAAGGAATGATTCCTCTTTGTTGAATAGCTGAAGGTTTTTCAAAACCATATGCATATATAGCACGTAATAGATTATTTTTTAAATCCATATCATCAAATGATGTATAAACTTTGACTGTGTTGTAATCATTTTTCATTTCATTATTATTATTATTATTATTAGACATATTTTGTTTTAATTATTTTGTTTTAGTTAAATGTTTATTGTTAAGTAAAACTTAAATCAATTTTTATTTTATTTTAATTTTGTTAAAATTTTTAATTCAAATTTCCATTATGAAATTCATTATGAGATTCCTTCTTAATATCAAATAATATGATATCATCATCTATAATTTCTCCAATACACGAAGCATTATTTTGTTCATCAAGTGAATATATACGCTTATACATATCACAATAAATAGTAGAATTATCATGTAATATTTCTTGAACTTCTGAATTGATATAATCATCAAATTTAATTTGATTTTGTTTTTCTTTATTTCGTTCAAGAAAACTTTTTCTTTTAATAAAAAGTTTAAAATGTTTTTTACATAAATTATGCTCGTTGTCATAAATATTTTTAAAACATTTTTTATTATTTTTTTCATTTACCCATGTACATATGTTATCATTATCAGTATCGTGTTCGACCATATTATTCGTATCTGCTATAAATTCATACTTTTCCTTTTCTATATCTGGCAAATTACACCACTTATTTCCAATTAATTTTGCTTTTTCAGAAAATTTAATTTTATCAATTTGTTCTTTTTTATCATATTCTTTATGCATTTCTTTTACAAACATCATATAAGCAGTTTTTTTTTTTTTATTTTTTGAATATTTAGATAAATATAAATTAAAAAATTCTTCCTTATCGACATCTGGGAAATTTTGTTCAGAGAATTCTTTAATATATAATTTAATGGCTATGATAATTTCCTTTTTGAATAATTTCATATTACAAATAATTATGAATTAGGTATAATTATTAATATAAACTTTCAATTTTAATTTAAAAAAAACTATAACCGTGTAAAAATCTATTTATTTATATATTAGACTATATTAAAATATAAATAAATATGACAATGCGATTAGATATTTCACAAAAAAAATTGTACGAGAAATTGGTAATATTAGAAAAATATTGTATAAAATTAGAAAAACGAGTATCTTTTCTCGAAAACAATACAGAAGGAACAAAAACTTCTTCAAAAACTTCTTCAAAAACTAAACCTAAAAGTGAAAGTATCAGCACACAAACGACTAATCAACCAAAGAAACAAACGAAAAAAGTAAAAAAACTTTTTGATAAATATAAAATGAATCCGGTAAATATTTAATTATTTATAATAATTAACAAAATCCAAAACAGGATTCAATCCAATCTACAATACCGCATACAGAACTGAAGAATATCATTTGAAGAATAACAACAATTGGATAATAAACTACGAAAGTAGTCCATGCAGAAGTCCATAAAGGTGTTTTCTCTTTTTTGTCAAATATTTTATAAAATACCCATCTCCAAAAGATAATTCCGAGTAATAAAAATATTGAAGGAATACTTCCTAAAAATGGAATAATTGGAAGCCAAGGAACAGGTAATAATGGTAATATAAATGGTGCGATAAATCTAGAATTTTCCATACTACACAAAAAACTAATAATGTTATATAATGTTGTAAAAATAGCCATGTGACGAGTTTATATATTAAGTTGATATTTTATATTTTTACAACATTTGATGTAAATTCTTTATTAATGATATTATTTTTAGTTTGTATTTTATGAGTATCGGGGACATTATCATTATTTTCTATTATATCTTCTCTAACATCTTCAATTATATCATCACGAAAAGTAATCAATCTAAATATATCAGGCAATACTTCATCATTAATAAACATAAGTTTATTAGTTTGTTTTTGAGAAGAAGAATTCATTTCAGAAAATTCTGTTTCTAATTCATAATTATTGAATTGTTCTTCTTGAATTTCTTGCTCTATTCGTTTTAATTCTTTTAATTTTTGAATTTTATTAATTTGATTTTGTTGTTGTTCAACCATTATAATATCTCTCTCTCTTTCGTCATGATTTTGAAGCATTGGGATTGATTCAGGATTATCTATATCATATTTACTATGATTAATTAAAAAGTCTAATTTTTCTTTTTGTTTTTCAACAATTTTCGATTGTTTTTCTTGAAAAGTTTCATTTATTTGTAACCTAGAATCACTAGGTTTTAATTCTGGATTTTTTTTTCTGGATTTTTTCCTTGATTTTTTTTTAGATTCTCTTTGCATTTTTTTTTTTTTTTTTTTTTTTTTTTTT